TGCGGCTACAGTTACAATAGAGCCACCATTAACAACAGCTTTAGCAAATGATGAAACAGTAGCTTATGATAGTGTACCTTTTACAGTTCATTTATTAAGTGATGTTCAAGAGTTTCAAGCTAATCAAAGTAATAATGAAGGTAAGCCATTATTTAAATATGAATTTGATGTTATTGAGAGTATCTAATGGCAAGAGGATTAGCGAGTGCTGTTAAAACTGAATTAGCAACAGGTAATATAAGCCCTGTTTTTTTAGTTCATTTAGGTTTTGCAACACCTATTTATTTAACTAATTCATCTTTTCCTTTAACATCTAGTGTTAGTGGTAGTTCAATAACTTATACTGCAAGTGGACATTTACGATCTATTACGGGTGTAAGTGAAACTAATGCACCTACAAAGAACTCTTTAGCTGTTCAATTATCTGGAGTAGATCAAACATATACAGCAATAATTTTAAATGAAAATATAATTGGAAAAGAAGTAAAAATTTATAGAGGATTATTAGATAGTTCTAATGCTTTAATATCTGACCCTTTTTTATTATTTTATGGAACAATAGATCAATATAGAATTGTTGATACTACAGATACAGCAAATGTAACTTTAACTGTCACTTCACATTGGGCAACTTTTGATAAAGAATCTGGCAGAACAACATCAGATAATTCACAGCAAAGATTTTTTAGTGGAGATAAAGGCATGGAGTTTGCCGCTTTGAACGTTTTAGATTTAAAATGGGGAAAAACATAATGGTTAGTTGTAATTTTTATCAAGCAGAAAAAAAAAATAAAGAAGAAATATTAGATTTATTACAAAAATTTAAAGATGATTTAATTGATCTTAATTATCCAGACATTGATAAAGATAAAGTAAGAAATTTTTTAAATGTTATTTTAAAAAGAGGTAAAGTTGTTTGTATTAAAAATTTAGATACTGATAAATTAATAGGTATTTGTATGTTTACTAAATCAACTTATTGGTGGAGTGTGCAAGAAACAATGATAATACATTTAATTTATGTCATACCAGAATTTAGAAATTTTAAATTAATGAATCAATTATTAGAAAGTGTCAAACAAGTGTCAAACAATAATCCTATATTACTTTCAATTACTTCTAAACTTGAAGCAGATAATTTATTTGAAAAGTTAGGTTTTGAAAATATGGGTTCAAATTGGAGATTAAAATAAATGTGTGGTTGGAATCCTATAGATATAATTACTGACATAGTTGATACTATTATTGATGTAGTAGTAGATATTGTTGAGGGTCTAATTTCTTGGATTATACCAATTCCAGATATACCAGATTTTGGAGAGTTAGATAATACAGCTAAAGGTGTTTTACTTAATAAAAAATCTTCTAATAGTGGCATACCAATAATTTATGGAACAAGAAAAGTTGGTGGTAATTTAGTTTTTTTAGAAACTTCTGGAACAGATAATCAATATTTATATATGGTTTTAGTTTTAGGAGAAGGAGAAATAGAAGATGTTACATCTATATTTGTAAATGATAATATTGTTACATGGTCTGGCGATTTAGCTGATAACACAGAAAGAACAGTTGCTAGTAGTGATGTTAACTTTTTTAAAGCACCAGATGCTGATTCTTCCGCAGAAAGTTTAATTACAGTAAGACCGCATTATGGATCAGACGATCAAACAGTTTGTAGTTTAATAAGTACATTGTCATCATGGACAAGCAATCATAGATTAAGAGGTTTAGCTTATTTATCATTAAGGTTTAAATGGAACACAGACGCATTTGGTAGTATCCCACAAGTTCACGCATTAGTAAAAGGGAAGAAAATATATAATCCTAATTTAGATGGCTCTATTACTGGTGGAACTGGTTCTCATAGAGCAGACACTACCTCAACATGGGCTTATTCTGATAATCCTGTTTATCAATTATTAGATTATTTGCGTAATGCAAGATTTGGTATGGGTATTGCTAATTCATATTTTGATACTAACTTTGCAGATTGGCAAACTGCTGGAGATGTTTGTGATGCAAATATAACTCCTTTTTCTGGTGCAAGTCAAATAGACTTAATGGATAGTCATGCAGTTGTTGATACATCTAAAAAAGCAATTCAAAATGTAAAACATTTTTTAACAGGTTGTAGAGGTTTATTAAATTATACTTCTGGTTTGTATAGAGTATTAGTTGAAACATCTGGAAGTGCGTCAATAACTTTAACAGAAGATAATATTATTGGAGGTATTAATGTTTCAAGTAAAAGTAAAAACTCACGATACAATAGAGTTTTAGTTGCTTTTATTAATCCAGATAAAAATTATCAATCTGATGAAGTGCAATTCCCACCTGTTGATGATTCTAATGAAGCTAATGCAGATCAACACGCAACAATGAAAACAGCAGATGGTGGTATTTTATTAGAAGGAAGATTTGATTTTCCAACAATAACTAATGTTTATCAAGCAAGAGAAATGGCAGAGATAATTTTACGAAGATCTAGATCAAGTTTAGATGTTACTTTAAAAGCTGATGGTACAGCAATGGATTTATCTATAGGCGATATAGTAAATATAACTCATGCTACTCCAAGTTTTTCTGCTAAACCTTTTAGAGTTCAAGGAATGACAATAGGTAGTGATATGACAGTTTCTTTAACTCTTACAGAACATCAAGATAGTTATTATACATTTGGAACTCAACAAGCAGTAGCTACAATTCCAGATACAACATTGCCAAATCCTTTTAGTATTCTTCCTCCAGCGTCAATTACTTTAACAGATGAATTAGTAGAATATGCAGATGGAATAGTCATAACAAGGCTTATTATTACTGTAGGTGCTTCTCTTGATAATTTTGTTGATAATTATGAGGTACAAATCAAACAAACTAAAGATCAAAACGGAAATACTGTAACTGATTCATTTAGAGAAATATCAGTAGGTAAAATATTAGAGTATCAACATTTAAACGTCATAGATGGTGCTGAATATCAAGTTAGAGTAAGGGCTGTAAATAGTTTAGGTGTCAAATCAACCTTTGTATCAGCAACAAGAGTTATTGTTGGAGGTGTTGAAGCACCTAGTAATGTTGATGATTTTGCTGTTGAATTACATGGTCAAGATCATTTAAAATTAACTTGGACACCACCAAGCCAAGCTAGTGATTTAGATATTTCTTTTTATGAGATACGCTATCAAAATGTAACAACTGGTGCAAGTTGGCTTAATTCAACTAATCTAATTAGATGTACTAGAAGAAAATGTGATTTTGCTATAGTTCCAGCAAGAACAGGAAGTTATTTAATTAAAGCTGTAGATAAAAACAATAACACCTCCGCAGAAGCTAGTATTGTATCTACTAACATTTCAGATATTCAAGCATATCAATTAGTTTCTTCATTTACAGAAACACCAGATATTGTTGGAGCGGCAAATCAAATGGACGCAACATTACCTTTAGCTGTAAAAATTGACCCTAGCGGAGATGTAATATTAACTCTTGATACAGTAACAAATTTTGATGATACAGTTGGTAATTTTGATTCACCAAGTGGTGATTTTGAACTAGGTGGTTCTGATACAACATCAAATCCAAACTTTAATAATTCTAATAGAGATGCAAAAGGTTTTTATAATTTTAGCAATTCGTTATCATTATCCAATATTTATGATGGTAATATTGAGCCTACAATTACTTTAGATGCAGAAAACCCTTATGATTTATTTGATAGTGGTAAAGGTGCATTATTATTTGATGAAGCAAAAGCACCATTTGATGGAACAGAACAAATACACGCATTTCATAGAGTGCAAATAGCAACATCAACAACTTCCCTAGATAACTGTACTTCTTTTGTAGATATAACTCAATCAGCCACTTTTAAGTTTAAATTTGCTAAGTTTAGATTAAAATTAAGTAATGATGATAGCCAAACATCAAGTAATGTAAAAACAATATCAATAAAACTCAATATGGAAGAAAGAACATTTGCTCAAAGCGATTTAACAACAAGTTCTGGTTCAAGAGCAATAACATATACTAATCCTTTTTATGCCGCACCTTCTCTTGGTATTGCCGCTCAAAATATGCTTACAGGAGATACATATTCCATAACAAGTAAAACAGTTAATGGATTTACTATTGCATTTGTTAATAGTTCTGGTTCTGCTGTTGATAGAACTTTTGACTACATAGCAAAAGGTTATGGGTTGCAAAGTTCTTCATAATAATTTAATAGATACACAATGAGCCAAGTAAGTGATGTAAGTTTAGCAAATCAAGGTTTTTCAGCATTTAGAACTGAATTAAACAATATTTTAGGTGCTATGAACTCAATGCACATTGGAAGTTCTGCACCAGCTTCTGTTACTACAGGCACAATGTGGGTAGATAATGGAACAAGTGGAGTTCTTAAAGTAAAATTAAATGATGGCTCTGATAATATTGAGTTGTTTCAGATCAACATTTCTAGTAATGCTATTACAAGTGCAATGTCAGTAACAGGTACAATTACCGAATCTGACCCAAACGCTTTACCACTAGCAATAGCTTTAGGATAGGAGATATAAATGGCTAATACTTTTAAAGTAAAAACAAATGGAGCAATGCCAGCAAGTGCTGGAACGCCATTAACTCTTTACACAGTTCCAAGTTCAACAACGACAGTAGTTATTGGTTTAATGCTTTGTAATATTCATACTGCGGCTGTAACAGTTGATGTTCAATTAGTTTCAGACACATCAGACACAGAAACAAATGAAACAGTTTTATTAGTTAAAGATGTAAGCATACCAGCAAATTCAACTTTAGAACTATTAACAGGTGGCAAGATCGTAATTCAAGCAACTGATATTTTGAAAATTGACTGTTCGGTTTCTGCAAAGATAGACGCAACACTAAGCATATTAGAAATAACATAGAGGGAACATGGGATTTATAGGAGTTCAACCAGCAACAGTTCCATTAACAACTTCAG